TAAATGCTAAAGAGATAGCGATGGTTATCTCCGATAGACTAGAACGGGTATATGTATGCACTATGAAAGAGAATCCTGAGTACTTCGATAAAAAGTATACAACTGTATGGCTAGAAGCTCATAGCTATATGTATGAGTACTTAAAAGCTAAGATAGCACAATTACCAGAAGATAATCCTGCTCAATTCATGGTGGATATTACTAAAGTCTTAGTATCAGTCATGAAGAATACTCTATTTGAATTACATGAGCTAGAAGCATTTAGTAATGGTGAGAAAGTCTTTATTAGCTTTGATGATATATGCTATGACTATCATACCTTAGGTATGGAAGAACCATGTCTTATGGTTACTAGGTTAAATACTTATGCTAAATACTTTGACTTTGATAAAGACAATATAGTTATAAAAGATTATAGTCTTACGCACGCTCTCATTGAGCAGTTGCCTGAGTTTGTGGTAGAAGCTATGACGGCTAACGGCTATACAATAAAGGAAGTTATATGAAATATTACACAGACACAGATAATAAACCATTCGTATTTAAAGACAATAGAGTACATAAAAATAGAGGTAATGGTTCATGAAAAGTAAAAATTGGAAAAGTACACTAGCGTTCTTAATATTTATTGGTACCTATATGTATGCTATTATGACAACTAAACCAAATGGCGTTATTGAAACTACAGGCTTTATAGCACTATATAGTTCTATATTCATGATGTTCAGAAGTGACTTCACAGCTAACATGCTAGAAAAGTTAATTGACAACATCAAAATAGGTAAGTAGATGACCTGTGAGGATTGTGGTGACGACTGTCTCACACTTATATGTGATGTTTGCTTAGAACGAAGGAGATAATATGTTTGCACAGATTAAACTTTATAAGAACCTTATTGCAGGTGCCTTAATAGTTATGGCTATCGGAGGTCTATTTTTTTACATTGGTTCATTAAAGACCCAAATAGATAAGCTTGAAATTAAAGTAGGTCAATGGCAAGTTAAGTACTCTAATGAGCAAAGACAGAGTGACTTACTCAGGAATGCTGTTAAAACACAGAATGCAGAGGTTACAAGGCTTAAACATGATAAAGAGTTAGCTGACACTAAGCTAAGTGATTGGAAGGCTAAACCTGCTGTAATCAAATATAAAACTATTACTAAGATACGCACAGTTAAATCTAATGAGTGCCCAGAAGTAAAAAGTATTATTAATACTGTACGTCAAATTGATTTTGACACACTATAAGGATATTATATGAGAAATATACCAGCAGGGCTAACTATCATAGTATTGTCGACTATACTAGCCTTATTCCCAGGCTGTGCAGCCAAGACAGAGATTAAGTATGTTGATGTACCCTATGAGGTTAAAGTACCTGTTAAATGCGTTGTACCGAAGGCTTCCTGTGATTTTAGTAAGGTTACTGACACTGAGGTAATATCATCACTCCTAGAGTGCATTATAGATATGAAACATAATCAGAGAGTGTGTCAATAATAAAGGATTAGTATGAAATCAAATAAATTTAAAATTCATGAGCTTGTACCATTAAGACTATTTAATACTATACACCCAGATGTACTATGGGATATGCTTGATGATAGGCTCATTGAAACTATTGATAAACTCAAGGAAATATTTCCTCATGGTTCAATGACAATAAACAACTATATGTGGGGTGGTGATAGAGGTTGGAGTGGACTTAGAACTAAAGATAGCTCTTACTACTCACCAACTTCCCAGCACTCACTTGGTAAAGCTGTAGACATCATATTTAGTGAATATACAACTGAGGAAGTACGTCAGTATATACTAAATAATAGTGACTTGTTTCCACATATTACAAGAATTGAAGAAGATGTATCTTGGTTGCACATAGATTTGAAATACACAGGGAAATCTGGTATAACTACATTTAAACCATAAAAAGGAAAGAACAATGGTATGTATTTTGTTGATGTGGTTGTGGTTATGGCTGTTGCTATATGTGACCGTATAAGTGGTAAGATTAAAACCTTTTACGCATAATATGTTATAATGCCAAAATAAATTAAGGATGAGATATGAGTAAAGATGAACTAGAAGAAATTTCAATTGAATCTGTTTATAAAGATGATGATGGTGTGGCTGAGGAAATGACCGAATGGAAAAATCCCCCTACCGTTAATGATTTAAAAGCAGATTTAACTTCTGCTGAAGCTTCTCATTCTAATCATGTAAAAAAAGTTATGGGTTACTTACACAATCTTGAGGGTAGACTTAAGGGTAAATTACCTAAGAACCGTAGTCAAGTACAACCTAAACTAATCCGTAAGCAAGCTGAGTGGAGATATGCTGCATTGTCAGAGCCATTTCTAGCTAGTAAGGACTTATTCAATGTAGACCCTAGAACCTATGAAGATGGTGAGGGTGCAGAAGATAATGAAATGTTACTTAACTACCAATTTAATATAAAGCTTGATAAGACAGCATTCATTGATGAGTACGTCCGTACAGGTGTTGATGAAGGTACTGTTATAGTACAAGTTGGCTGGAAGTATGAAGAAGAAGAACGTATGGTTGAAGTACCAGTTATGGCTACTCCTGAGCAGGCACAGATGCTTATGCTTAAGAAAGTGCAAGAAGGTGCTATGACACAAGAAGAGGCTATGGCTAAACTTCAGAGTGGTGAACCAATTCAAATAGCAACTAGAAAGGTAAAGAAGACTGTACCTAAACATAACCACCCAACTCTACGTGTATGTGAGTTTGATGAGCTAGTTATTGACCCTACTTGTGAGGGTGATATATCTAAGGCTCAATTTGTAATTTCACCATTTGAAACTTCTATCTCTGAACTTAAGCGAGATACTAGTTATAAAAACCTAGATAAGCTTCTTGGTACTGGGGATAATATTATTGATGCAGACACTGCAGACTCTAAGTTCCTAGAGCTATTCAATGATGAAGAAAATACTAGCTTTGACTTTAAAGATGCTCCACGTAAAAAATTTACTGCTTACGAGTATGTTGGTTACTGGGATATAGATAAGACTGGTATTACTAAGCCTATCCGTGCTGTATATGTTGGTTCAACTATGATTAAACTTGAGGAACTACCTTTCCCTGATGGAAAACTCCCTTTTGTCTTGGTTCAGTATTTACCAAAACGTAAGTCACTATATGGTGAGCCTGATGGTGCACTACTAGAGGACAACCAAGCTATTCTAGGTGCTGTAACTCGTGGTATGATTGATATTATGGGTAGAAGTGCTAATGGGCAGCAAGGTATGCAAAAAGGTATGCTTGATACAGCTAATACGAAAAAGTTCCAAGATGGTGATGACTTCTTTTACAACCCAGGGTTTGACCCAAGAACATCTATACACATGCAAACGTATCCTGAAATACCTAGAAGTGCAATGGATATGGTACAGCTACAAAATATGGAAGCAGAGTCTATGACTGGTGTAAAAGCATTTAGTCAAGGTATTAGTGGGGCTGCATTAGGTTCTACTGCTACAGGAGCTAGAGGAGCACTTGATAGTGCATCTAAGCGTGAGTTAGGTATCCTAAGACGTTTATCTAAGGGTATCGAAGAGATTGGTCGTAAGATAGTAGCTATGAATGCTGTATTCTTATCTGATGAAGAAGTAATTAGAGTTACAAACAAAGAGTTCAGAACTATTAAACGTGATGACTTAGCAGGTAACTACGACCTTAAACTATCTATTTCTACACCTGAAGCTGATAACCAGAAAGCTCAAGAGTTATCTTTCATGTTACAAACAACTGCACAGTCTAGTGACCCAGCAGAAGTAAGAATGATTAGGGCTGAGATAGCTAAATTACGTAATATGCCAGAGTTAGCTCAAGAGATTAAGACATTCCAACCACAACCTGACCAAGGTGCTCAACAGTTACAACAACTAGAGATGGCTAAAATACAGTCTGAAATTGAAATGAATAAAGCTAAGACACAAGCATACTTAAATGACTTGCCAATTAAACAAGGTAAAGCACAAGTTGAGTCAGCTAAAGCTAGAAATATTAATAGCAAATCAGACCAGCAAGATTTAGACTTCTTACGTAAAGACCAAGGTACTGAACATCAAGAAAATCTTGATAAGATGGAACAGACACGTATGGCTAATCTGGATAACAAAGCGTTTGACATGATGGCTAAGCCTGATAACGGGTTACCTAATTTCCCAACCAACGGGTTAGCTTTAGTTTAGGTTAGTAAATAGTTATGATATACTTCCACAGACCAAAGAGTGACTGTCTGTAAAAAAGCTCTTAAACCCAAATGAAATCTCTCTATACCAAGAGAGGAAACGAAAAGGAAACATTATGACAAATGAGGAACTCGAACTAATCGAAATCTCAAATACAGAGGCACAAGCTGCTATCGACAAAGGTGAAGCTCTTAAACGACTTCTTGACAATCCAGACTATCAACTTATTGTATCTAATGGTTTTATGGAAGACTACCCAAAAGAATTAGGTGAAGCAATTGCTACTAATACTGGTGCGTATGATTCAGATAAACTTGTTGAATTACTTAAGGGTGTAAATAGTTTTATTGGATACACATTTCAAGTCGCTCAGAACTCAATGGCTGGGGAACAAACTATTCGTGACAACGAAGCTTATGTTGCTCAAGAAGCCTTAGAAGATGAGGAGTAAGTTATGTCTGATAACATAGACCTTATGTCAGATGAAGAGTTTAATAATCACATGAACAACCAACCTGATGAGGTTGAGGAAGTTCAAGAAGACCCTACTGCTGAAAATGCTCAGACAGAGGAAGACACGGAAGTTATTGAGGACACAGTAGAAGCTGCTGAACTTGACTCTCACACAGAAACAGAAACAGACCTTGACGAAGAAGGAACGGATACTGTAGGTAGTGAAGGTGAAGTACTTGAACCTGCATCTCAAGACAACGTGAATGAAGATGAAGTTAACACAGAAGATGACACAGATGGTGGTAAACCTGAAACTACTGATGAAACTGACTACAAAGCTTTCTTTGAGAAAGTCACATCTGATTACAAAGCAAATGGCAAAATGATGCCAGGGATTAAGAGTCCTGATGATTTGGTAACTGCATTACAGATGGCGAGTAATTATGCTCAAAAGACTGCTGCACTTAAACCAAGTCTTAAGCGTGTAAAAATGCTTAAAGATGTTACAGATGATGAGCTTAACGAAATGTTAGACTTCAGAGCACGTAACCCAGAGGTTATTAAGAAAGCATTGCAGGATGCTGGATTAGACCCACTAGATATTGATGTAGATGAAGATGCTGGATATGTACCAACTGACCATACAATTCCTGATGCTCAAATTGAGTTTGAAGAAGTTATTGGTGCAATTGAACATACACCAGAATTTGAAACTACATCTAAAGTTGTGTCGGAACAATGGGATGAGTCTTCCCGACAAGCTATGTTTGATAACCCTCAATTAATTGTTGGGCTTAATCAAGAAGTAGCTATGGGTAGATTCGAGCAAGTATCAGCTATGATGGAACAGTCAAGATTACTAGGTAAGGACCAAGGGTTAAATGATTTAGCTCTATACCAAGCTATAGTAACTAACTTAAGCCAACAAGAAGCTGCTGCTCAACCTCAACCAAAAGTTGAAGGTACATCCGAAGTTCAAACAGAAAACCCTGCTCTCAATGAGAAGCGAAAGCAAGCAGGTGTACGTCAGAAGACAAAAGCTGATACAGTGAAAGAGTATGACCCAACTAAGTTGAGTGATGATGAATTCATGAAGCTAATGGAATCTGGTGCAAAGTTTATTCAAGGATAACACATGAGTATAGTTTATGGAGATGGTACGAATAGTACTACTGGAGCACAGTTTAATACTTACGAGTACAAAAGAAAAGCAATTATTGACTCAGCACAAGCTGAATATTTTTCACCACTAGGTGATGTTGAAACACTAACAAAGAATTATGGTCAAACTATGAAAAAGTTTCACTACATTCCTTTACTTGATGATAGAAATATCAATGACCAAGGTATTGATGCTGCTGGTGTAGTAAGTGCTAATGGTAACCTTTATGGTTCAAGTAAAGACCCTGGTGTAATCGCTGGAAAACTTCCAACACTTACTGAAACTGGTGGTAGAAAAAACCGTGTTGGTTTCAAACGTATTGAAGTATCTGGTTCAATTTCTCAGTATGGTTTCTTCTATGAGTGGTCAAAAGACTCTATGGATTTCGATACAGATAAAGAACTTCACATGCACATTAACCGTGAGTCACTTAGAGGTGCAAGAGAAGTATCTGAAGATTTACTTCAATTAGACCTGTTGAATGCTGCTGGTACAATTCGTTACACTGGTGATGCTTCAAGTATCGCTACAACTGGTTTTAATGCTAGTGCATTACTTAACTCAGAAGTAACTTACAATGATTTCGTTCAACTAAGTGTTGCACTTGATGATAACAGATGTCCTAAAGACACTAAAGCTATCGTTGGTTCAAGAAACACTGATATTTTAAATATCAAAGCTGCTCGTTACATGTTCGTTGGGTCTAAACTTATTCCTACTCTTATGAGAATGACTGATTACCATGGTAACAAAGCATTTGTTCCTGTTGAGAAGTATGCTAACTCTGGTGCTGATACTAAGTACATGGCTAACAACACAAATTCACTTAATGGTGAAGTTGGTGCAATCGCTGGTTTCCGTATCGTTGTAGTTCCAGAGATGATGGAATATGTTGGTCAAGGTGAAGCTGTTGGTGCAGATTTATCATACTTAAATGATGGTACAAAATACAATGTTTACCCAATGTTAGTAGTTGGTTCTGGTGCATTTGCATCTATCAAGTTCCAATCAAGTGGTAAGTCTAACGATAAGTTTAGAATTATCGTTCGTAAGCCTGGTACTTACGCAAATCCGAATGACCCATTTGAGAAAATTGGTTATAGCTCAATTCAATTCTGGCAAGGTACTTTAGTACTTCGTTCTGAGTGGATTGCAAAAGTTCTTACAATGGCTAAAGGGTAACCTTTAGTCGTAAGACACACTTGCCTATAGAGGTTAAACACTAGATAAGGAGGTATCGCCCTCCTTTCCATTAAAATAAAAAGGTAATATTATGAGTACTGAACAAACACAAACTGAAAGAGAATCTCTATTTGAGAGAGCTGACCTAATGGGTCTAGAATATAAGAAAAATATTTCAACTGACAAATTACGTGAGTTAGTAAACGGTGAGATTGAGCCAGAAGTAGAGAAGCCCAAGGTTCAAGCTAAGGGTGAAAAAACTGTAGATGAAGTTAGAGCTGACTTCAGAAAAGAGCAAACTGCATTAACAAGAATTATCTTGACATGTAATGACCCTCAGATGAAAGATTGGGAAACTACTCCATACTTACATGTAAGTAATGCTGTATTAAGTCTTCCAAGAATTACTGTACCATTTGGTGTTGAATGGCATATCTCTAAGATTTACTTAGATGTGATTAAGAACCAAAACTGTACAATCACAGTTAAATCTAAAGATGAGCAAGGTAGACCAATTACTGTTCCAAAAGAAATTAAGAAGTATAATGTGCAGGAACTTCCTCCATTAACTCCTTCAGAACTTGCAGAGCTAAAACAGTCTCAGCTAATGAGAGATGGTGTAGCGAGAGCTTAGCTTATAGGATTCACTTAGGTGGGTCTTATTAAGTTAAACAAAAAGGATTAATATGGCTACTGCAATACCGTTTACAAATTTTACTCAGAATGTCACAGCAGATACAAACAATGTTGTAACAGGTAATGGCGTCTTTGATGATATGATGGAAACTATTAATAAGCATATTGATGCACAGTATAAGTTAGGGCGTATTAAAGGTCCTGATTACTCTACTGTATATCTAGGTGCAATGCAATCAGCAGTTGCTGAGTCTATGAGATTTGTACTTCAACAACAAATTGCTGAGAAACAAACTGATAGTGAAGCTGCTAAAGTAGTACTTATTACCAGACAAACTCAAGGGTTTGATGATGATGCTAAAAACAAATTACTTAAACAGTTACTAGACAGTTGGTCAGTTGCTTATTCTGTTGCAAAAGATGCACAGTCTATCCCAGACTCAATTAAAGTAGATAGCATTGATAGTACACTTAAGTCAGCTCTTGACCAGTTAGGTATCACTGTAGCAACTAACCCACTAGGAATATAACATGACCCAAATGGAACAAGGCATACTAGCTGATATTAATATAGTTATTAGAGAAGAGAAAGGTACAAGAGTTACCCTAGATAGTACTTTACTTGATGCTGATTTAGATAGCTTTGGTACTACTGTTCTATTTTTAGATATGGATACTAAGTATGAGATATTTGCTGATGTACCTGCAGATGTTGACCCATTCAAATCAATCGACTGGAACACATTTACTATCCGTGAGTTGGTAGACAAATGTTTATAAAAAACTGTGAGTATCTAGTACCTACACTAGATAATAATGACTATATTGGTATTGAAGGTCTTTCACGAGAAGGTTACACCACTCCAGAGTTTATAGCTCGTATTCCTGCACCAAAACTTACTAAGACTACTGCTGTACTATTCACAGGTGGTTTCAGTGGACACCAATCAGAAAGCCGCGATGTAACAAATGTGAACCCCAGATATATTGGTTCAGTTAATCACCAACCTTCTGGGCGTTTAGTAAAAGAAAGTACTGCATATAGCTTACACCGCTGGGTAGGTGAGATGGAAAATAATGAACTAGTTGTTTATGCATCTATAAATTCTAACACATGTGCAAGCTCAATGTTTGCTTTATACGAAGCAGAGCGTTTACTTAAAGAAGGTGTATGTGAAGAAGTAATTATTATCGCTGAAGAGAGGACTAGTTTCAATACTCTTAGAATATTTAAGGAGCATAGAATACCTCTTACTTGCGGTGATGCATTTGCTATGGTTACTCTAACATTAGAACCAACTAGTAATGAAGTAACTGATACTAAATGGCACTACAGTTATGATAGGAACCCTTTCCAAACAACAGGTAAAGCTTATGCTCATGTTGACACTGATAAAGCCATAGATAATGTTAAACCTCATGGTACTAGAACACCTAGTAATAACCAAGCTGAAGAAGAGTTAGTTAAAGATAGGAAAGCTGTATACTATAAAGATACAACTGGGCATACACAGGGAGCTAGTGCACTACTTGAAATATGTATGACCCTTGATGACCCTGAAGTACTTGGTTCAACTCTATGTGTTGCTAGTGGTTTAGGAGGTTTCTATGGAAGCTGTATCCTACACAAGCATTAGAGGCACCTATGCAAAAGTACCTTGTACACTTGCAGATATACCTAATGACCTAGTTACTATCCAGTTAGCCCTTAAAGCTGTTGGTGAGGTACTAGAAGATGTAGTAGAATACACTGCTAATATGGAAGAATCTATAGCACAAGGTTTAGCTTATGCGATTAACCACAATGGTGTAAGAATAGGTTTCATGTATTTAAGATTTGATGAGCTGTTCCCTGGTAAGCTTGTAGCAAGTAGTCTATCTATACCTAAAGACATTCTGGCTCTACTAATACTACTTCTAGCAGTTAACTTATCTAAGTATATAGCTATTATAATGTACCCACATGGTAGAAACATGCTACAGTTTAAATCACTGATTACTGGTAAAAGTCTAAGACTGTATAATAGTGGTAAAATCAATTATGTCGTCATAGCACATAACCAACATAGACCTAGAACATTTATTAATATGGTTAAGGTATTTAAACTAAAAAAAGTGAGGTAAGTATGGGAGGAATTGTAAATACAATCGTTGATGTTATTAGTACAGCTCTGACAATCGTATTATTTCCAGTAGTAGTAGTTACAGAATATGCATGGGAGTATATTGGTCACCCTATACTTGAAGCGATATTTAATTTCCTTGGCATTAAGGACGAAGAGATTATTAGTACTGAAGTAATAACTCAACGTGTGATTAATGATATAGATGGATATAATGCAGCAATGGTAGGAGTAGCCCTAAATCACCAAAAGGACCCTAACAGTAGTGTAATCAAACATTACGTCCAGGTTGCCTCTGAGATGCGTGCTAAGTACATGAAATATTATACTTATGGTAAAGATACATACTATAGAGGTCTACCCTCTACTAATATCAGAACCACTAAAATGTCTTTATCACTTACAAAGACGGCTCTTGATACTGATTTAGGTATAAGTAGTACAATAATTGTTGCTAGTAAAGATGAACCAACTAAAGATTCGTGGGTTGCTTGGCAGTTGCAAAATAGTAATGGGTTTAAACCTTCTACTAATGAATTACTAATTAACGGTGTATATAATTATGTTACATCTATTGATTATAACTACACAACTGACCAGTATGATGTTAGTTATCAGTTAAATGAAATAGTTACTACTGATGTGATTACTACAACTACAGTTACTATTACTAACATTGATGCAACTACAGATAATCGTAACGAAGTAATCACAGAGCAGACTATTACCACTGGTGATGTATCTGGTCTTATAAGTGATGTAACTACTACACTATCAACAATTGCTACTAGTATACCTATTGGCTCAGAAGTTGACTCTACAGTATCAGCTACTACGACATCAGTAACTACTGTAGTAGTTTCTAGTGGTATAATTAGTGTAGTTGCTTATGTACCAGACTTATATGTTATTGCAAAATACTATGAAGTTAGTAATAACGATTGGTACTATTGGTTCTATAAAATTGGCACTGGTACTTACCCTGTATTAGATGACGCAGCTACTGTATATGGTACTTCTGAGTTTATGCCTGTTGCAGTACTGAGAAATAATTTCATTAATACTAATGCTGATAAAACTAGTGTGGCATATCTTGAAACACAGGAGCTACTTAAAACTGTTGGTGTCGACCTTGATGAAATGACGGACGCTATATCTGATAGTCCTGACATAGGTAATGTTGCTGATGCATTTATACATTTTAGTATTAACTTATCTGACAACACACCAGAGATAAGTAAGCTAGTATACGAAACCTTCTCTCAATTATTTGAAGACTCTGGTTTATATAATGACCAAGGTACAGACGCGGTAACTGGTAAACCTCTTGGTGGTTACAGTGCTGCAATAAAGGAGCTGCCATACAATACAGCATTAGGTTGGAAGACACAAACTCGTTCTGTAGTAGCTGGTTCAATTGGTCCTGTCGGTACTTACCAAAAACTAATCACTACAGCTACTAATAGTGTTGGTGACTTAGTTATGCGTAAGCAGGAGGCTGAAGAGTACTATGTTGAATATATAATGACATCTGTTACTGGTCTTACCTTTATAGACAGAACTGGGCAACTTGGCACACAAGTTGGTTCAGTAGGTCAAAATCTTGTTGGTGGTGTTGAACTACCTCTTGCATTCTTTTTTATTGATAGTCTTGATTTCCAGGAGCAAACTAATATATTCCCATATACCTTAAAACTCAGTATATATGCTGCATCTATCACATATTTAAAGTGGTATAAAACTTCAGCATTTAGCTTAGTCTTACAAATAATTGCAATCATTGTAACTGTCGTTGTAACCGTAATTACTGTTGGTACTGGTGCGAGTATTGGAACCATATTGCAGGCATTAATAGTTAATCTCGCCATAGGTCTAGCCGTTGGGTACGCCATGAAACTCCTGATGGAGTCTAATGCACCTGACTGGTTGAAAGCTGTTGGAGCTGCAATCATTATTGCTACAGTAATATATACTGGTGTATCCTATGCTGAAGGAGAATTTCTATCAGCATCACAATTAACAACTGCTGTAACTACAGCATCAGCTACTTCAATTATCGGTGGAGTCGCAGGTGCGGTTGTTATGGGTACTCAAGCTTACGCAGTATATACCCAAGTAGAAATGGATAAAGTACAAGCACAGTCTGAACAATTTTCACAACAAGCAGACCAAAGATTACAATCATTCACTGCAGCAGAGGATTTACTCGTTATGGGTGGAGTATTAGACACATATGGTGTAGTTGACTTGGTAAATAAAGAGATACCAGAAGCCTACCTTAGAAGTGTTGATGCATTCTATTATCAGGCTAAAGGTGCAATGCAGTATGAGTTTAATGCATTATTCGACTACAATATATATAAAGATGACTATATAAGCAATCAATTACGGTTAGGTACAATCTAGTAAAGATTGGGTATAATTATAAAATTAAAACTACAGTTAACTAAAAGGATTTACTATGGCTCCACCTAAAGATATAACAACAACAACATCCACAGCTGTTAAGAACCCTCATTATGTACAAAGTACTAATGCAGGTGCACAGCCAGGTTTAACACTACCAAGTAACAGTACTTTTACTTACAATAAGGATGGTACTATTAATAGTATAGAATCTAACCCAGGTTGGACTGGAGCAGGTGGTTACTTGTCAACTGGGGCACAAGTATTTAATGCTGCTGCAGCAGGTATGAGTGCATACACTGGGTATCAAGCACTTGGTTTAGCTAAAGATGAGTTCGCATTTAAAAAGAATGCTACCAATAGAGATATTGCTAATCAAGGTAAACTTATTAACAATGATATTGTTAACTCAAATAATGTTGGTCTTGCACTAGCAGGTAACACATTAACTTCTGAGCAACAAGCAGCAAGTAGATTAGCAGCTCAATCAAGACAAGTAAACACTTCAGCAATCGGATAAGGATAAAATATGGCAGCACAGACGTGGCAACAAACCAACGCAAATTTTAGTGATGTTAATAGTGCAATGGCTACGGCTAGTGCGTCATTTGGTAAAGCAGGTGCTTTGGCTAAGGGTTTAGTTGATAGTATTAATAAGACCTCTGATGCTAAGCAAAAAGAGTTACAGACTGCTTACTTATTGGACACTACTAAACGTAACCAATTAGTTGAACAAGCACAATATGATTTAGGTGCAGACCGTAATAAAGTTAACGCTCAAGAAGCTAGTGATATATTTAACAACGAAAAAAACGTTGGGCAAACAAATCTGCGAACCGAAGTTAATAACCAGTTGAAAGCTCAAAGAGTTTACTCTGATGGTCAAGGCTATACTGATGTGCAGGGGGATGTTTATACTGAAGCTGTTTCAGGACCTGATGGTAACCCCCTGTTAGACCCAACTACACAACAACCTGTTATGAAGTCTTATAAAATGCGTGGTGGATTGGTTAATAAGTATGATACATTACCAGAAGGTCTTAGTCAACAATTTGAGCGTAAGGGTTTTGTAGATAGAGCTTACAAAGCCTTAATGGCTACAGGTAAATATTCTAACCCTGCAACTGCTCTTGCAGCAGCTAATGCTGAAGCCAATAGACAACTTGGTGCTTTACCTAGTGCTGCTATTCTTAAGAGTAAACAAAAAGTACTTACGGAAGTATTTAAAGGTAATGTTAAGATGATGGAAGCATACTTGAAAAACTCAGGTAAGTCCCCTACAAACATCACGGTTAATGGTACTAGCGGTAGAACTAATGCTAATGGTAGTTATACAACATTTTCTGATAAGAATAACCCAGAGATTAATGCTGAGTGGTTAAATACATTTGATGACACTCGTGGACCTCTTGATGCAGGTGCCGCTGCACTCAGTAGTGACACAGCAATTAATCAAAATGTCATTAGAAATAACCAACTAGAGTATATAAACACGTATAATGTAACACCTGCACAGTACAGAGCATTTATGAATGGTGCGATTAAAGAGGGTATGATAGGTGATGCACAAGCTCCAGATACAATTTTCACTGGTACTAAAGAACAGAAGCAAGCCATTGCTAATGCAATGAAAAAATTTGGTCATGATAGTCAATCTACTAAAGTTAGGGGTGGTGGTGGTGTTAATACAGCAGCAGCTCTAAAAGCTAAATATAAAACTTATGAAGCAGCATTTAAAAAAGCTAATATTAATAGTAAATCATTTCTATCTGATGTACAAAATTTATACGCTAGTGCTACTGGTAAAAGTAAAAAACAGATTGTATCTGCTTTCCTAGCATCTAAAGTACAAAGTAGTAATAAAGCTCTTACAGTTACGAATAAGGAAAAGGAAAAGGAAGAAGCCCAAAAGCCACAGACTAAACCTCTATTCACTGGTTCAGATTCTATTAGTAGAGCAATGAGTACTACGAGTAAAGTTGGTGAGAGTGACTTAGCTGATTTACAAGTTAATAAGCCTACTGCTTATCTTGCTGCAGTTAAAAAATTATCTCCTGCTGAGAAGTTAAAAGTTAAATCATATACTAATAGTAAAGCTTATAAAACTATGCTTGCTAAGTATGTTAAATCTAGTAGTACTTCTAAAGATGTTAATAAAGAAGAGGAACCAGTAGTTACTGCTAACCAACCACAAGGTAATGTACAAACAAGTAGAGGTGGTGGTCATGGAGCAGGTAGAAAATATACTGCACCTAAGAAAACTGTTTATGCACCTAAAAAAGCTAAAGCTAAACTACCCTTAGCTGAAATACAAAAATACTATAAAATGAGTGATGAAGGAATAAGTGGTATAGGAACTGCCACTCGTATTAAACTATTACAAGATTACTCTAATCTACCTACTCAGCTTCGTAGAAAACTTTCTCACGGACTATACTAAAGGAACCAAATATGAATGACACAAACCCTAATGGTCTAGTTGGACTAGACTTAGGCACAGGTACACAAGCTGAACAAGGATTTGACATTGGTAATGGTGCTTTAGCTAGCACTGATACAGGTAGTTTCCTAGCACCACTTTACCAAGAAAAAGCTAAACTATTACAACAAGCATCTGAAGCTAAAAAGATTAGTATACAAGGTACTGCCCAATATGAAGCAGATAATGCACCTACTTTAGATGAATTACTTTATGGGGCTACTGATGGTAACTCTAGTACTTCAGATGGTTTTGGTCGTCAATTTGCTGCAGGTACACAATCACTACTAGCTGATACTGCTGACTTAATTACTACTGGTGGGGCATATGCTGTTAAAGGGCTGTCAGATGCTACTGGTGGTGATTTCTACTCACAAGAAGACTTTAATACTGCAACAAATTTCTTTGACCAATTTTCAGGTAAGAATGCTGATGCAACTTTTGGTTATGATAGAACCAGACTTAACGCCCAACAAGCCAATGTTATGGATAACATTGATAAGGGTAATTACGGTACTGCAGCTACTGCAGCACTTAAAGCTGCCCCAGGTACTATTGTTGATAGTTTACCAGTGATGGCATCATACTTCATTGGTATAGGTGAAGTTAAAGCTGTACAAGCAGCTGGAAATGCTGCATTTAAAGTAGCTAAAGCTAGTGGGTTAGGTACTAAAGCAACTAAGCAAGCTGTCAAAGCATCTAAAATTGCTGCACGTAAGCAGTTAGCACTACATACTAAGATATTAAACATATCTAATAAGAATGTAGGGCTTATTAACTTTGCAAATATACAAACACAAAAACACCTAGAAGAGTTAAGTGCTAATGGTGGTGAGGTTACTTTAGGTACTGCAGCAAGAGTGTGGTCTACAAATATAATCCTAAACGCACTAGATAAACTGGCATTTAAAGACATAGTTAAATTCAGCAAAGCTCCAGTTATAAAAGAACTATGGGGTACTTTAGATAAAGCATCTAGGTTTGGTGTTACTAAACAGGTAGCTAAGACACTTTTAGTTGGTGCTAAAAATATGACTGAAGAGGGATTACAGGAGTATGTACAAACTTGGGGTGAATTAGTTAATGCTAAGTGGGGGGCTAAAGATACACAGAACTTTCTTGATGTATTTAATAAAGGTAGCAACCTTGAAGCACTAACAGCTATGTTCTTAGGTGGTGGTGCAGGTTTAGTTACGGGTGTACCGAGCCAATTAAGTGGACTAAGGCAAGGGCTTAATAAAGAAGGTAAGCTTAACAAATTATATAATAACCCTAAGAAAAATATTGATGTAGGATTTGCTAACCCAGAGGACCAACAAAATCAAATTGATACTTTAGACGCTAATTATAATAGTGCTAAAGAGAACTTTGATAACCTTACTGCTGTCGAAAATGACGTAGGGGCTATTAATAATAACCCTGAATATAATGATTATACTAAAGTGGTGAATACTCAAGCTAGAATGCAAGAAGCATCCCAGGCTACAGATAGTGGAACTAACCAACTTGTATCTCAGTTTGGTTCAGAGGAAACTAATACTTTACTAGATAAAATTAGTCAAGATGAAACTCTTGCAGCTAAGATGGATAAACAAACATTACAAGATATTGTGAATAGTCCAGGAGCAGGTGCATTTCAGAAGCTAGGAGCATTCTTAGCTAGTAATGCAGATAGTTTGTCACCCAAGATTAAAGATGCCTTTAACACAGCTCAAACAAGCCTACAAAAGCAAGCTACAGCGGTAGTAAGTTCTGGTGGTACTAAAGTCAGTTACCAAAGTGCAAAAGCCCAACTTAATCGAGCTGGTTCAATTAATAAATCAACTTCTGAATATGCTAAGTCAAAAGCTAAACCTCTTAGTGCTAAAAGCAGTGCTAAAAATATTGGACAAACTAAAAATAGTAAGTCTGCAGGTATTGTTAAACGTGTACTTGGTATTGCTAAACCTTCAGAAGCTGAAGTTGAAATGCAGAAGTATGATAATGGTACACTTGATGAAATTATTAAAGAGGGTAGTAGAGCTATAAATATTGCTGCTAAGAAGCAGAAAACTATATTAGCTAACCCAAACCTAAGTAAAGCAGCTAGACTACGTGCACAGATGCGTAAACTTCCAGAGCAGACTAAAGCTGAACAGCTAGTAGCTACAGCTAAACGTATTAAGAGTAGTCGTAAAAAAGTAAAGAAGACTTATTCACCTGATAAAACATTGAAGGAAACTATAGTTGATTTTGCTAAAGACAAATTACAAAAACTTAAAGAGGCTGCTGATAGAGCTAAGGCTGAGAAACAGAGTAAACCGAATGAGAAAGCTACTGATAAAAATCGAACTACTAAGGATGATAAACAAACTATAAAAACTGCACAGAAAATGGTTGCAGATGTTAGTAAAGACCTAGATAGTATATCTATTGATGATGTACCTATTATTGAGGAAGCTGTTAATATACTTGTAGCTTCTGGTAACTTTGGTAAGAAGTTTGCTGATAAGCTATTGAAAGATATACAAGAAAAATTTAGTAAGTCTGATATTAAAGATGTAGACCCAAAAGAAGTTAGAAAAGCCTTTGTAAAGACAGGTACAACTATTCTTAGTGGAGCCAAGACTACAACTAGAGCTGATATAAAGAATGCATTAGGTAAGCTTGGTAAACTAGTAGACTCTAAGATGACACTCAACGAGCGAGTATTCGTTGCTAAGTTGTTTGGTAAAGCTGTTAAAATGGGTAATTTAACTAAAGAAGATGTTCAACCTTACTTAGATAAACTTCCTGATAACTTGAAATTTGATAACACAGACTTTACTAAAGATAAATTTACTGCATTTATTAAGAAGACTTATGAGTCAGCTAAATCTACTGTTAAAGCTAATACAACACCTGAGGGTAGACAACAGACTGAGGAAACTGTCAAGACTAAGGTTAATGACAAGATAGATAGTATCAAAGAGTCAGGGTTAGGCAAAGAACTTACTAAAGATTTTAATACTATAATAGCAAATCTTATTGTTGCCAAGAGAAAGGGTAACATAGAACTCAAGAAACAGTTCAAAAAATTTAAGAAAGAGTATGGTGATACTAGTTCACTTGAAATTTATCAAAGTGTTAAAGAAATGTTTAATGATTTGATTGAAGGTAAAGAAACTGAAGTGGTAACAGATATACCAGGAACAGATATTAATACAGATGAAGGATGCTAAATGGCTTGTAACGATGTACAAATTATAAAAATAACACCAGATGTCAAAGTACTTAACAGTAAAAAAGAGGTTAAGCAGACTAGATATGAGGCCTCACTGGTTAAGGACAGCATGTTACATACACTCCTTACAGGTAATAAGACTGAAGTAGCAAACCAATGGGATAATCTATTTGGTTCAGAAGGCTTACTATCTGGTTTCCGTTCAGTACGAGATAAGACACGCACACTTAGAACTTATATTAAAAAGAACCCATTTGGTAAACGTATTGGTGATTTAGCTGAAGGTGAGGCTCGACCTATTGCAATAGCAATTAACCACTTAATGTCAGTACAAAAATCAGAAGAGGATTTAGTATTAAAATATAAACTGTCTACAGATGAGCGTGCACAAATTACTGATAGTGGTAATGATATGACTGATATAACTGGTGGTAAACATCAGTATAATACTTCATATTCAAATATGGCGAGAACTATTGGTAGAGATATACTTAAGTCAAGAGGTTACAGACTTATACCTAAAAGCCCTGAGGGGGTTAAACTTGCAATTGAGCAAGAGATTAAAGTTGGTGAGCAAGCTTTAGCCATGTTAGAAAAACGTGGTCTACTTAGTATTAATGAGAATGGAGCTATAATTAATAGACACTTCCATAAGAGTGATGGTTCCCCTGATATGTATAGTGAACACTCTAAGAAAGCTACAGCTACTAAATTAGTAACTGGTATTAAAACTGTAACACTTAATTCACTATTCCCAACTGTTGAAGTTGATGAAAATAATATATCAGTTGATAATGGCTTTTATGAGTCTATTACTGAGTTCAATGAAGACCTTGAAACTTCTCTTAGTAAGTTGAAAGCTGTAAGTAAACTGGTACTACCTTCTAATAGCTCTATCCCTAGCTCTGAAGCTCAAGAAATCAATGAGGCTATACAAGACATTGAAACTACAGAAGAAACTCGTGCAGTCATTACACAGGCTCAAAAATCTAGTCTTAAAATACAAGGTTTCTTTGCTGAAGCTCTTACTGAGTTAAAAGGTATGATTAAAGAAGATAGTACTTATCAAACCACTAATGATTACCTAATGGGTATAGCTAAGTATGCATCAGGTAGTAAGGCTAGTAAATTTGTATTTGGTACACTAGATACTACTAACCTTTATGAAACGTATACGACTGATATGGTTGGGCTTAACCAACAGTTTGGTAAGTCTATATCTAAGGTCCTACCAATAGTTAGACTATTTGATGACTTTGATACATTGATTGATTCAAACTTACACTATACATACCAGACTGCTGTACAAAACAGACTACATGTATTTGAGCAGACATTGAACTATCAGACTGATGCAGCGTTTGCTCGTCCTATTCTTGGTTCACCAGAGGTACAAACACTTAATGAAAAAGAAATTGATTATATGGTTGGATACCTAATGGATGAAACTGGTTTATCTATGGATGAAATTCTCGGTAAAAGTAATACTAAAGATGGTATTAAACTAAATGAATACGTTGAAGCATTCAGTGATAAATCTGCTAATAAGTTGGGTCTAGTTCTTGGTATTGGTAAAGATATGGAGAAAGGTACTGAACCAATTAGAGGTGCTAAATCTGCTTGGGATGTAGCGAACTATATCAATGCGATTAGTGACATCCGTAAAGGTTTTGATAAGGGTGAAGTTAATACACATTTCTTAGTTAAACCAGATGCTACAGCTTCTGGGGCACTTATTACAGTACTTCAAGCTAGTGGTAGAACTCCTGCAGCAGCAGAGGTAGTAGCAGACTTAGTATTAGGTAAAAGAGTTTATGACTCTAAGACTTCTGAGGTACCTGAAGAATTTTCAGATATGTATCAACTATCTACACATGTACTTATTAAAGAACTTGATAAGCAAGGGAATAAAAAGCCTAATTCACTAGATGCATTAGGTTCTGCAGACAATGAAGTATTTGCTATGATGAATAAAATAATTGATACTAATATAGGTGTTATTAATGGTCCCCGTGACCTTATGAAACTACCATTTACTAAGTTTATTTATGGTCAAGCTAAATATAATAATATACTTGAGATTAGTAAAGAAATAACTAGTAAGATAATTGACAGTAATAAAGTACCTCTAATGCGTGAGATACTGGGTATTGATAGCAAAGCTGTCTTACCTGAGGGTGATGAGCTTCGTATACAGCTAATTGCTAAACTAGCACAGAAGAACGGTGTAGCAGATAAACTAGTAAGTATTGTTGAGGAGTCAACAGGAGCTAAACTATTTAACGACCAATCTAAAGCACTTGAAGATATGCATAACCTACTAGAAGAGATTAGATTTTCTGAGGGTAGTTTATATGACCAAATTAGAATTGTACCCACTCTAGCATCATTAGATACTGAAGGTATGGATACTGATGAGGGTTACAAGAATGCTCGTGAAGAGTTTGGTGCTACTATTGAGAAATGGCATGAAGCCGTAGTTGAAACTGGAGATAAGACTCTTACAACTATTAAGAAACACTTTCCTAACTTAAACTCAATTAAAGTACTATTACAACACATGACAGATGCTGCAATACTGGTTAAGTCAATGGAAGCTGTTTATGCTAGACCAGAATTCAAAGATTACACCAATGGCTTAATGCTTAATCATGATAGTGTTGGTTCAACAGTTGACTTTGCTATTGCTATGGAAGAAGAATATAAGAAACAAATCCTTGAAGTTAATAAAGAATATGACTTTGTAGAAGCTGCTCTTAGAGAACTTAAGTATGCACGTTCTATGACCCAAGATAAGGCACTACGAGCTAAAGTAGATGCTCACATAGCTAAGACTGAGCTTGAGTTAAAAGAAATCATTGCAGCTAAGAAACAAGCTATTGGTAATACTGTTATTGATACATCATTTGGTGTTAAACCAAGTATTGCTGAGAAGGTTAGTACTTATAGAGGTAAGGATAATAAAGTAAGTAAGGAAGACACTAAAGTAGAACCATTAGATACACCTAGTAAAGGGTATCAAGAACAAACTATGCAGCGTGTTAAAGCAGCTATTGGTAGAATGAAAGATACTAACTTAGCTAAATTGTCTTATGTAGCCTTATCTAGAAATCCTGATGTTAATATTGTGATTGATGAAAAATATAATGGTGTTAAAGCTAAATATGACCTAGGTAGTAATACTATTTACTTTGGTTCTAATCATACTAGTGAACAAATAGCACATGAGGTAGTGCACGCAGCAACAGCTCAAGCTATTGAAACTGATAGTGAGTTTGCTGCAGAAATAACTAATCTATACAGATATGCTTACAAGCAAAAAGGTAAGTTAAACCCAGAGCTTACAGCAGTAATTGACAAATTAGAGGGTATGGGCAACAAAGAACGATTACACGAGTTTATAACTCTTGGACTTACTAATCCTAAGTTTGTTGCACAACTTAAGCAAGTGCCTGTAGGTACTCGTATTTGGAATAAATTCAAAGCTGCATTTATGCAAATGTTAGGATTATCTCCTAATGAGTTTGATACTGTTTACGGTAACTTGCTTGGTTCATTACATGATGCTAAGTACTCAGAGAAAAAACAAAGTCCAGAGATTGAATTGGGTTTCGTTGATGTCCTGAATAACGACTATAAACCTTATTCTCCTTCAGATAAAAAAGCTGAGGGGGTAGATAAGATTACTAAACCAATATCAGATGCATTTATTAATGTAGATGCTAAGATGGCTAAACTTATACAGAGTACTCTAGACTTATCTATTGATGTTACAGCTAATAAATTAAATGGTAAAGATTATCATAAAAAAATGATGAAGAAATCACGCATCTATAAAGATACTTTTAATGGTATAGCTCGTCAGTGGGATGAGAATACATTGATTAGTAAGTTAAAAATCTATATGAATTTAGATGATAACTTTGACTATAAAGCAATGAATAAAATCATTACTGCATCTTTGCATGCTGAGGAACGTAAAGCTTCTTTTGAGCAGAAAGAAATTAATGAATTACAGCGTGGTATTACTAAGGTATATACTGAAGATGACATCAAAGGTTTACATGCATTACTTAGTGAAACTCCACTATTTAATCTGGAACCAAGTATGCTAACTGATATACTGAAAGGGAATGTAACTATTGCAGATGCGATAGCATCTTTAGAGAGTGACCCTAAGTTAACTGCTGGTCAATTGAGAAATGCTAAAGCTATTGCCAAAGACCTTGCTGGATACTATGTTGATAAAGTAGTACCTAAGCACGGGTACAAGACAGACCTGAACCTGCCAGCGAGTATATCTGACAAAGTAAGTAAGTTATCTGCTTTATATGCAATGGAAAAAGTACCTAATATCAATGGCTTACTAACTAAGATTAACTCTAGCTCTAAGCATACAGATATGTTTACTAAGCTTTATGAAATCTCTGTTGCTAGTAAGTCTTTAGATAATGAGCTAGATGCAACTATATCTTATCAATTAGATAAGCATACAGGTAATCTTAATCACATGGTATTTAAGAATAATAATGAAACTAGAGTTGTTACTCTTGGTAATATTAATAAAGCTATGTCTAGCGGATTAGGTTGGAAAGTACTTAGAAAACCTACTAAGACTGAGGCAGGTATCATTTATAGAGATGCTGGAGATATATCATTTCAATCTGGTGCAGGTGTAAATCTCAAGATGGACCCAAATATTAATTTATCACTGCCAGGGCAATTTGACCCACTAGCTAATAAGGCAGTCACTAATACTGATGCACCAGCTAGACTTATCTTATCGAATAAAGAGTTAGATACTCTTGGTTATGTAAGAAACCCAGTATATAGTTTAGTCAAAGCATATACTCATAGAATGATGCTATTAGAAACACAGTCAATCCGTGAGGAGATTGTAGATAAGTTTACTTATGATAGTAAGACTAAGCCTGCAGACATAGTTAAAGCTATCAAGAAAGGTGAACACCTTTGGTACATTAAACTACCTAAAGATGTAACACTTGCTGATTTACCTAAAGAAATACAAGGTAGATACACAGAAGCTCATGCTAAGTCAGATGCAGGAGATTTTGGTGACTCAGTTACTTTGGTTCGTAAAGATATGAAAGATTTTGTTGAGGGGTATAAGGAAATCCAAATTGGAGAAACTGGTACAACTCTAAATAAAGCCTTTAGTATTCTTAAGAAATCCGTATTGTTACAGAAGATTCACTGGGTAATTACAGCACCAACTAAGATAGCTAGAGATGCAATATCTAATGTAGCTTACCTTATGAGTCGTAATGTTCCTGTGAATGTTATTTACACGAAAACTAAGCGTGTTATGAATGATATGGCAGACTTAACTACTATTAGGGAGAATCTACTTCAAGCAGAGTTTCAAAATAGAATTAAGAGTACACCCTCATTAGTAAAACGTATCAATAAGCTAGAGAATGATATTAAAAACCATCCATTAGCAGCAGCTCACTTTAATGGGTTTATACAGTCACTAGCGATTGAGTTATCTAGTAAAAATGAACATACATTATCTGGGTTACATAATGATGTTTCTTCATTACTTAACTACCTATTTAAAGATGATAAAGGGTCTTTAAATATAGCTGGTAAGTCAATAATGAAGTTTAGTAAGTTTGGTGTTAATGGTGAAGACCTATTAATAGCAGTTGCTAACAAACTTGGGTCAAAAACAAAAGCAGCAAGCCCTCAAGCCATTGCAGCATCTTTAAAAGAGATGGGTGAACATATCAAAGATATTAAAGAGCGAGATGACATTAGTGCTTATATACAAGAGTATTTAGGTACGCCAGGTACTTCAATGGTAGCAGTAGGTTCTGCAGCAGTACAGGCAGTAGATGTTGTTGCTAAAGTTGTTGACTATGAGAATAATATAGATGTTAAGGTTAAGAATTTTGTTAAAGACAAGAAGAGAAAACCTTCTACAGATGAGTTGAAGGCATTGAGTGATGTTGCAGCACAAGAAGCTTTAGAGAACTTCATTGACTATAAGGTAAATATACCTAGAGAGTTTAGATTTCTAGAGCAAACGGGTGTAACGAGTTTTATATCATTTACATCAAGAATTCAGAGAATTATGTTCAGAAGTTTACGTAATAACCCTGTAAATGCAATGTTCACAATTATGTTAAATGATTTGCTAAATATCGGGGGAGGTTCCACTATATTTGATGCTAATATCTTTGAACGAAATATATTTCATACTCCTAACTTAGGATTAGATGTAGTATTTCCTACAAAAGTATTTGGATAGGGAGGTTTCTAAGCCCCTCTATACTTTTGTGCGTTGACTTCATATAGAATACTTCCTACTAAAATCAATACATTAACAGCAATTTTTATCTTGCCTGGTGTAAATAAAGCTAACATGATTGGACCTTTTTATGGATGGTATACCCGATAGGATTTGCACCTATGACTTTCAGATTTGAAATCTGATACTCTACTAACTGAGTTACGGGCATATTGAAGGTCTGGTGTTAGTTTTATATCGTAAGACTACTAGTACCTACTAACACTTAATGGGGGAGTCAAACCTAGGTTACCCTAGGTTATAACTATCTTCTTGCTTTGATAGTATCAAGTAGTTTCTGTAGTTGCTGTTCAGGTGGTATAAAACCCTCAGGTTTCATTTGTTTACCCTCTTCATCAGTACCTACAGTTAGCTTTTGCATATTAGCATCAGCTACAATTCCAAGAGCTTTCATAGCTTCTTGTGGGTTTAGACCAAGTTTGTAAATTGAACCAAGAGCAAATACAATAGTATCTAAGTGTTTATCAAGTCTATCTACATCTTCTAAGTCTGTACCATTGATAGTTAAATCAATAATCTTTCTTGAGATGTCCTTAGGGCTTGACCCAGATTCCATTTGTAACTGCCCTAATAGTTCAGTAGTATTAAAACCTTCTAAAGCTTCTTCAATTGGGAAGGCACACTCACGTCCATCTGAGTAACCTTTCACTAATAAACCAGCTTCTTGGTTAAACTTATATATCTGTTTGATTGGGTTTAAGTTCATGACTTAGTTCCTTATATTTTAATCATCAATATCGTAATCTGGTGCACCATCTATAAGTTGTTGATGTGCTACATTAGAAGAGTTGTTAGTACTAAGTCTAGCTTCTAATTCTAATATAGCTTTCTCTCTAACTTCTATAGGTGCCTCAGATATTTTTATCGCATCAATTTTTTTATAAATTTCTGCATCTGTCATTTTGCATTAATCTCATCAACTATTAATTGTGCATAACCTGCAATATCACGCCAATTGTCATCATAAGTTGGGTCACCATTGGCAATCCTAGCTAATTTGTGCATAATCATCTCAGCAGCTTCTATCATACTATCAGTAAAGTTTTCTGGTTGTCCAAACAATTTAACGTGTTGTACAAACATATTCTTTAAACCCTGAGATAGCTCAGCGTGATTAGTAAATTCACCATAACGATTACCTCGTTGCTTTAGGGTTTCTTCTACTGATAAATCAGTAGCTTCACCTGCATCATTAGTTTTACTCATTTGGTTCCCCTAATTTGGATTTAATCTTCGCACGAAGACCTTCTCTAGTACCTAGCATTTTGCGACTATATGCTGTTACCTTACCACTGAAAAAATCAGTAAGTATTGTACCAGTAACCTCTTCCATAAATGGAAATGGGTTTACTTCAATATCAAAGTTAGCCTTCATACCCAACTCTTTAAGAGCCTGGTCTGCTTGGTATCTAACGTACTCTTTACATTTATCTTTATCTACATGCTCTGGGTCAATATAATCAACTAGGGCCTCTTCATAAGATACAAGTTCTCTCATACCGCCATAAATATCACGCTTTAACTCATCATCCCAAATATCTTGGTTCTCAGAAATATAATCACGAAATAAATTACAGTTACCCATACCATGGACATACTCATCTCTTCGTTTATATTCAATGTAAGTCGTTAATTTACATTCGCAGCTCTACCTGCAGCTTATGCTTTCACATAAGACTAGACCATATCATCTTCCCGTAAAGGAAGGAAACCGCTTCCAGCCACTTGGCTGTACTCTACTAACTCTGCTTGTGAAAACAGGTTTTCGATGGTCGTTGAACTTTCTACTTTAACTTAATAGTAAGTAGCTTAGCTGCTGATTACCCAACCCTTGTAATTTTCAAACATTCACGCTTACCTTCACAGGTTACGTTGTAGTTTACAAGGCTCTAAGGGCTTTCCAGCAATTCAATTTCTTTAAACTCGACTAGTTGGAGTTAATCGAGTATTCCACAATTTGACATAGTCCTGGATACTTTCCATCCATCTGATATGCTAGTAATATTGCAAACTGGGCATACAGTGAAACTAATTCAGTCCCACCTCCATATAGTGCTAACATCCTAGCTACAGCTCTACGAAATTCAAAGTCTACCTCAGCGTCAGTTAAACCAACAGCTTTATAGTCTTCCCATTTACGTACTTTAGCTTTATCAAGATAAGTAGTTTTAGTAGCCATAACATTAATGTCAAGGAACTCAGTGTACACATTTGTGTTTGGTAATACAGTTTCTGTAAACAGACTATATGCCATCTTATGTGTCACTTCAGTACCATTGGCATAATTCAGCCAATTAAGTACTTCCTCTGGTTTGAATATAGATGCAAGCTTTGTATATCCATGACCAACCATAACTTCATTTTGTGTGAACAATCGAAGTATGTTGATAATGTCTGAACGCTCCTTAGGACTAGCCTTAGCAAAGTCCTCTACATCTTTACCTAACTCAATTGAGTCAAATTTCCAGAACATATCCATCAATGTTTTAGTAAAATCCTCAGCCCAAGGATAGTGCATCCCAGAGGCCTCTCTATACACGGGTAGTGCAGTAGAGCGGTTTAGTAAATTACTCATGATATAATTACCCAGCCAGTATCTAACATATCAGACTGACTAGCTAACCATGGTACTACTCTACCATCAGCAGTCTTCATAATAATACAAGGTTGAGGTGGATTGTTTACATTAAATGTAGAACTAGTATCAAGGAATAAGAACATATCATTCCAACCCTTACGGGCAACTTTTCTACCTTGTTTTAATAACTCAATAGCAGCACCAAAAGATAATTCTCCAGATGCTTTATAAGCTTTCTCAAACACATTTTTAGGTGACCAGCTAACATAACCTTCATATTCTGAAGTATTTACTTCTCCCCCATCTGTGTATTCAACAAGATAACCCTCATCTGTACCATTCTCATCTTTGGGTAATTCCCAACCTCTAAACTTATTATATTCCAATCTATTCATTGCTTTCGCATTAATAAGCTTGGTTCCAATATATGCTTCCATATTTTTCCTTTAAGTACAGGCAACACATACGTCATCATCTAACGTAATTGGTTGTCTTTCTTTATGTGCTACATCAGCTTGTATAGCAGGTTCAGAACGTAAGTAGTATAAAGACTTCAAGCCTTCTTCCCACGCCATCATGTGTACTGCATACAACTCTTCATAAGTAACTTCTGCAGGCATGAATATATTAATACTCTGTGCTTGCTCATTTATCATAATTCGTTGTCTATCAGCTGCATGACTAATAACTGCTCGTTGGTCTATCTCAAATGCAGTTTTAAATACATCTTTATCATAGTCCGACATCCATTGCAAGTGTTGAACTGACCCAGCATGCTTATTGATAGACTTCCACTGGTCTTCATACCAATTAGTATCTTCAGGAAACCCTTGGTTAGCTCGTTCACTAATATGGTTAATCATTACCTGCTCTAAGTACTTATTACGTATAGTATAACTACCTGTAGGTACTTTTTTAGTGAAGCTGTTAGCAACCCATGGCTCTATCCCTGAACTACATAACCCACTTAGAGTACTAATACTCATTGTAGGTGCAATAGCTATTGAGTGTAAATTACGCTTATGTGTATCATGTTTCTTGCTAAGCCCACAACGCTCAGATTTACTAACTTCAGCCTGAACCTTATCACTTGCATTTTTCACTGCAGTCATAATTTGTTGGTTCAAGCCCTTAGCCATTGGTGATTCAAATGGAATATGATGTTTTTGAAATAATGAACCTAAGCCCATAATACCAATACCAATCTCCATTGTGTCCTCAATAAACTTTTGAACACGAGCAAATTCAGGTCTACCCTCTGTTTCTCTCAATGTGTACAATAATACATTGGAGAGATAATCAGATATATCTTTCATTACTTGTTCAATTTCATCAGCATAGTCATCCCACTGTTCAACATTTAGACTTGCAAGACAACATACTGCAGTCATATCAGGAGCAGTAGCTCCAACAATTTCTGTACATATATTGCTTGAGAAAACCATATAACCTTCTTTTGTATACTCAATAGGGTTATCTTTATTGACTGTGTCAATGAATAATAAATATGGTTCACCTGCCTCTGTTTTACGAATCAATAATAAATCCATCCATAAATCAAAAGCATCAACAGTATCTACAACTAATCCAGTATGAGGTTCAATTAGGTCCCAAGTACCTAGTGAATTAACAGCTCTCATGAAATCATCTGTAATAGCTATACCGTGATGTAAGTTTGGCATCCGTCTATCTCTTGAACCAGTTTCTAAACGAATATCCTTGAATGCTAGAATATCTGCATGGTAAATCGGTAGATAAGCAGCTTCAGTAGAACGTCTAGTTCCTGCCTGTGAGATTGCATAGGTTGCTCTATCAGATACACCCAGAAATGGTACTACACCAGGACTTTTTGGAATATCATCATTGTCTTGAATTTCTTGCCAAGTAAATTGTTTATCATACTTACCAATTGGTCTACCTTGAGCACCAACATCTCCCCAATAAACACCACGACCACCACCAAGAGCACCTAACCAGGCACCTTCATGATATGAGTCAAAGATATTTTTATTACTATCACCTACATGTGAAACATAGCAAGCGATTGGTAAACCTCTATCAGAGGCAATTGGTGTTGATGGATGAAACCATTTTCTTTGGATGTAAGACTTTATACGGTTACCGTGAGCTTCATCATTAGCATATTTATGAGATATTCTATGTGACCAAGACTCAAAGTCATCATGCTCTTTAAAGTAGGTAGCTTTGTATAACTCTCTACTAAATCGAGGTAATTCATCCCAAGCTTTCATACTAGTACCCGTCTTTATCTAAGGCAATAAGCTCAGCTCTAAGGAATTGACCATTCTTCCCAATTTGTGTAGTCATTTTTCTGATACGTAAACTTCTAGCTTTCGTTGGAGTCACTAAATAAGAGTTCATCTCAGCTATACATTTATCCATCAGAGTTTTGAGATTAACAATTGACTCATTGTCTACAGTATTTTCAATATTCATGTTACTCTTCCTCAATTTTTGAGAAGATAGGACCTGAGTGTTGTTTAGCCTCAGCAGGTACTTCTTCTATTGGTTCAGTTACACTAGGTGTAACAGTAGCTGTTGTAGTAATTTGAGTAGTTTTCTCAACTTCAACTTCAATACGTGTAGCACTTCTAGCTCTACCAACAACAACTTTAATGTCCTTGACGGCATAATCAGTACCCATGTATGCTTTAACTGCAGCTTGAATCTCTGCTTCTTCTAATATCACCTTCATGATTGAGCTTTTATTAGTTCACGAGTAACCGCAGTTAAGTTTTCAAGTTGATTAGCTAGTTCTGTAATTGGGTCCACAGACTTACCTGCAGGTTTGCTAGATGTACTTTTTAATACTTCTACCTGATATATATCTTCAGGTGATTCCTGAACAAACTTAATGATTACCTCTTTAGGTATACTACTCATAAGCATGTCACCCAAGTCAGAATTGAATTTACCAATAAGACCCATCTGAGATAAAATATCTATTCTGTCTTTTTCAAAATCAGTTGTATTAGCTAATTCCATTACAACCTTACGTAACTGTTCATCTAAGCTAGTTACATGAGTTATAAGTATTTCTTTATACTTAGTCATCTAATTTCCTTATTATTTCAGCAATAACTCTAGGGTTACCACTATCTTTTCCAACTACTTCAGTAGTTGTACCTATGTGAAATTTCACATTGTCTTGTTTTACCCAACCTAACTTTTGCAAAGCATCTAGTGCATATTTCTCCATAAGGGCAAATATGTTAGAGCCATCACAACTGGGGTTAGAATAATACAACTTCAAGTTTAAAGTATACTGAAAAGGTTCAGTCAAGTCTGGATTCTCACCTAACTGTTTTGTAATCAATTCAGCATACCAAGTCTTAACCTCATTATTTGTAAATGGGTCAGAATTTCTATACCAATTCATACCAACAAGGAATGTATGCTCCATCACAACCTTAGTTATGACTTTACCATCCTTGTTTTTACGCTTCATGGTTTTTCCACGTTTGTAATACTTAGTATAGTAAATGGGAAGCACTAAGGCTTTCACATTTATTACTTGTTAAATAACGAAGGAGCAGCACCAGTACCTGCAGTAGGCATACCTGAAGCTCCACCACCAGCAGTAGGAGTTACACCTTTAGTTTTGTCTTTAACAAAGTCAGCACCATTACGTTCTAACCATTTACTAACAAATGCTGGTTCAGTGATACCAGCTTTAGCTTCCACAGAAGTAAGACCATCAGTGTTAAATGATTTAGCTACCTCATTGAACTCTTTAATATCAGGACCTGGGACATATGCACCAGCATCATTTTTGATATTTTTGTACTCTTTAACTTTTTGAACACCAAGTTTAAAAGTTTTACCAATCATTTCCATGAACACAGGTTTTGTAGTTGGTACTTTCTTCTTAAGGTCAAAGTCGTAAATCTCAACGATTTTGTCTTCCATCTCAAGTGCAGAAAGTTCTTTACCAGTTGCAGCAACGGCAATATCATTTGCAGCAGTAAATCCAGGTAGATAGTGTTTCTTACCATCTTTTTCATAGTAGTTACGAGTACCTTTAGCAGCACCAGATGTTACATATTGAGTATTTCTTAACTCTTTACCTTCAGCAGTTTTAAATACAAAGTTGAGTGAGTAAGCCCCACCTTTTGATTGGTCCATGTACACTGAGTCAATAACTACGTCATAAAGTCCAGTGTCCCATACGAAACCACCACCGCCTAGTGTGTCTTTTTCTTGTTCAATTGAAGCGTCTTTTTTAAATAAATCCATAATAAATTTTCCTTTTGATTATGTGTGTAAGAAGCTCTAGGAGCCTCTGTAATGTTAAACTCAGTAAATGAGTCACCTTACTAATTTAAACCTCGTGAGAGTGCTTATTTAGTCATAGAATTCGTGAAGTCGGTTAATCACTAACTGTGCATTGTTATCAATGTAAGTTTCTTTGATGGACCACATTCCCATTGAACTTCTCATACGCTCATTGACCGTATCTTTAGTTAAACGAGTTTGGAATACATGTTTGTAACCTAACATTTCCTCTTCTTCAGTAATCGTTAGCAATTCACTCTGGAAATCTTTCAATTTATTGAGGGGCATTTTCTTGCACGAAATAACTGTACTGAAATAACTTTCAATACCATTATTGTTTAAAGCACCTTTAACAGGAACTTTAGTTTCAAGTACCATTTCAGCTTCATTCATCACTTGTTTAGTGTGAGCCAAAACGATAACATTTTTAGTAGACTTGGCTACGTAGAACTGCATCAATCTTTTAAAGTATTGTGCATAATCACCCCAAGCTTTTTGTCCATTAGCCGAACCAATAATATATTGTGTTTCAAACATATCCATTAGATAAGTTGAAGTATCAACAACAATCGTATGTACTTCAGGCAGAGTTTCTGCATGGTCAAACGCTTCATATACTTGGTAAGGGTCAATTATAGTAAGTTCCATAAATTTACTCTTAAAAGGTAACTTCTTATTGCTCTCACAATTAAGGTACATTACCCCTTCTGGGTTTGCTATGTTCATTAGACTAGCCGACTTACCAGTGGCAGATGCTCCAGATATTAAGACTAAATCGTCATTAACTGTTTCTGTAGACATATTGCTCCTTTAGGTTTATAAAATTTACTAGCTTTTTTAAGGACAGTCAAGTATATTGGTCCATAGGTATTAAAGTTTACCTAACTCAGCCATACGCTTAGTAATAGTAATCATTAGAGTACGGTGTATTTCTTCCTCAGGGAGAGGTTCTGTAACCTTATTATTAAAATCAATAACAGCATTACGTACAGAATCAATATCATAACCATTATCTATAAGCACATGCCCATATTTAAGTAATATATTATTTCTGTTACCCTCACCAATTTTACGGAAGAACCACGCTTGAAGATTTGACATTGAACTAACTTGTTGTCGCCTAAGTGTCATCTCTTCTGATTTCTTAGTTTGTGGTATAAATTGCATAGCATCTAATAATTTTCCATCATTAGAATGTACTTCACCTGGATTTGTCATCCATTTACGTGCTACATCTTTTGTTGCTTCATCTGCTTCAAAAGGTAACCAACTAAATACGTTTTCCATAAACTTACTATATTCATCTGAACCAAGACTAATAGTATGAGACAGTGGAAGAACAATTCTAAAACGGTTATCTTGCTCTGTGTGGCGTTTAGTGGTATACATAATATATGTATAATCCTCCAGTAAACCTCTAGCAATGTCTAGCTTAATACCATGGTCAATATCCAGGACTACTAGATTAAAACCAGGTATAAGATTAGATTTATTACGATTACCATCTTGCCAGTGGTGGGTAGTAAAATGTAACCCAGGCATAGTAACAAAGTCTTTCAGTTGTTCAAATGATACAACATCATGACCATAACCAGACGCAATACCCTTACTTGCAGACACTGTCAATTTACCTAAATCAGTTTCAGGTAGTGACTCACCCTTGAGAAATTCAATTCCATCTACATAGGATTTCTTAATAATGATATTATTACGGTACCCATAAGCAATGGCGAGGTTAAGTAAGTCTCTTTTTTGGCTCTCAGAACCTTTATAGAATGGTAAGTCTTCCACTAAATCAACATGAGTAACTTCCTTTTCAACATCTGCTACATATTTAGCTAATTTTACATAAGGTTTCTCACGTTTAAGTATTGACTCAAATGCTAAGCCAGACTCTTCAACAAGTTTCATAGCTGCTTGTATATGTAACAAAGTTACGTCAGGAGATTTATCAATGAATGCATAAGCACCAGCGAGTTTTAAAGTCTTGAAATAACGGTGTGTCATCTCTGCTTTTTCCATCTCTTGATGTTCTCTCATATCTTTGGCTCTCTCTTGACAGTATTGTTGATACTTAATTAACTCAATAGTCGTTGGCTTATCAATAAATAGCTGTTTATCAAAGTACTTCTCTTCAGCTAAGTCCTCTAACTCATCATGTAGACCTTTAATAAATAAGTCAGTAGATGTATCAGTCATTAAATCAAATAAGTCTTCTGCAGACATACCTGTATTAGTTTCAGTTTTAGAAACATAACTAAATAGTAGTCTACGAGCATAACCCATATCCAACATATCATAGAACTCTGCTTCTGTTCTTCCACCATCTAAAAGTTTACTTGGTGTACCAAATAAGAGTAAGTTAGCAGGAGTTGCCCCAGTAATATCTTCATTACGAACATTTTCTTTTGTTGATTTAGTAATCTTAGGTTTAACTTTACCTACATCATACAGCTCAATAAAAGTATTAAGTACTTCAAGATTGTTACTAAAGTTGGCTCCAACCTCATCCATTTCAAGGTTAATAGAACCTGCACCAGCTAAAAGTAATTGGTGACGTAATTGTTTAACAGCAGGACTTGTACCTGAGTCAAAGTTAAATAGGTAAGCACCTGTATTTGCATATTCAGATAGTATCTTCGTATACATTTCATCTGGGTCAACACCCAGTTTTGTCGCTCTCGCAATTGCAATCTTAGCTAAATTTTTATCAGCAATCTTAGGTAATGTGTCGTCCATAAATCTGTTTTTGAAACCACTAAGAATATCATTCTCAATGATGTTAATACTTCTACCCTTACCAAACCCTGAGGTAGCTAAGTTTAGAGCATACATATTTGTTGGTATTACACCTCTATCTAAAGTCTTGATAGAACAACGCATGATACTCGACACTTTCGTGAAGTAGTATGCAACCATTACTCTAAAGAATAAATTTTCACTAGATTGATTTTTGTTCTTAAGCACAGTGACTAGTTGTTCACTTGGTTCAAAATGCTTTAAACTACTAAAATCCATATTATCTCCTTTTTATTTTAATCCTATTCTTACTAGGGCTTGAATGAGTTCAGTTACATCTTTTCTTACGATTGAATGATTGAACCATTTACTTAGACTTCCTGTGTATTCAGTCAGTTTCTTGGCTTTTTTATTTACATATACGCCTGTACTGACAATTCTGTTCTTATCCCAGAATTTCTTATCAATACCTTCATCAGCTAAATTACCATCTGTTAAACAAATCATATTTGTATTTTTAATACAGTCTACGTGCTGATTGATAGTTCTAGTTAATCCTTCACTACCTCCAGTTAAATATAATCCTAGTATTTCAGAATCTTCAACAGGTAATACAATTTTATGATTATGACTGGACTCACTATATAAGATAGTCATTTTTACATGTCCTGCCTTTGCTAGTTGGTTAAAGATATATGCAATAGCAACTGCGTTTCTTATAGGGTAACCGTGCATAGAACCAGAGCAATCAATTAGAAAATTCATGTTAATAAATTTACCTTGCCCTGTAAACTTTGAGATATACACTTTATCTTTATCCATAGACATATCTCTTGCAGAAATACGCTTTGAGGGTGAAAGACGTTTAGTTTTACCTTTAGCTCCTCTGAAAGCTTTAAGTAATACATTAGCCTGCTTTTTTAGCTCATTGAGTTCCTCTAGGTTAAACATTGACTCATCTGAACTAAAGTAGGATTTACCCTTATGCATTTTAACCTCGGCTAGTGTTTGTTCTAACTCCTGCTCTACTTGGTAAGACATTTGTGGTCCCTCTGCATCATCTGTAGGTGAGTTAGAAGCATCCATAGCATTTGACATACGTTTAGCTTGCTCTGTCACATCCCCACCGTCTTCCTCATCCTGCTTAGTTTCGCCACGTTCTTTTTCCTTATCCTCTTCCGTTACAGCGATAATCTGTTTTTGGATGGGAATTGTATCTAAATTTGTAATATTTTGGAAGTCATCAACCTCAATTAAATTTTTAGTACAATCAACTGCATCCATTTCACGATTTAACTTAATAGATTTTTGTAAAACCGTATTTAAGTCAATATCTTCATCTCTAAATTCATCAATACCTAACATAGTAGATAGTAAAGAATCAATAGAATCTTCATGAATGTCTGCTTCATTTACACGTACATAACGTCTGTCATCAATTATAATTACTTGAGTAGGAAATTGTTTAGAAACTACAAAATTAGAATTCTGTAATGATTCTTTCATAAGCTCTGAATCAGCAAATATCTTTTTACGTATTGCTGATTGGAACAACATTTTCTGTTCGTTTATTTCTTCCATAATATAACCTTTAGAATATAGAGTCTACAGTATCTCTATAGATTTGATACTCAGATGCATTTAATTTACCTTCTGTAGTACGACTACAAATTTGAGGAGCCAAGTCCTGCAAGTAAGATTTGATATGTTTTACATCTTCAGTATTTCTGAGTACTTTAGTAATATGACGAATATTCATATTATAAGTAAGCTCTTGTGCAGCAACCAGACTATTAACTAATTGGAATAGTTTAGATAGCTTATTTTGTATCATTTCACCAAGGCTGTTACTATCTGAAGCTTGTATAATAATATCAATTGTATCTTGCTCAATAGTTACATCAGTAATCATAAAACGGTCATTTAATGCAAGGTCCATTTCATTTACATCATAGTTACCACCCATATTTGTAGTACCAACTACCCATAGGTTTGCCACAGGTACAACTAAAGTTTCTGATTTACCAATACCATGCTCAATGTCTACAAGTCTATTGGTTCTAAGAACGAACTCACCATTTGAATTTGGTGTCAATGCACCTACAAGAATGTTAAGTTCTTTAGATGGTATACGTAAAAGTTCATCAATGAATAATACAGTTTTTTCAACCATAGCATTTCTAAATGCAGCAGTAAGTGGACCATCCATCCATACAAATGAACCATCAATATGACGAATAGGGTAACCAAGTAAGTCAGTTGACTCAATAGCTTCATGACCAGCAATAAACTCTTTAGTATGACCATTTTCACGTACATATTTATCAACAGTGTATGTTTTAGATGCACCACTTGGACCAGATACAAGTACATGCTCTTTAAATGCATATCTTTCAATAAATCCATCAAGTCCAATACCCTGTAGTTCTTTTTTAATTTTAGCTAATTCAGTAGCTAATTGTGTACCGAGTGTTTCCAACTGACTACACATTTCTGTATACTGGTTACTTGAAATAACTACTTGTGTTAACTCATCAGACAATGTTGACATAGGGGAAAAAGTACCATAACTGCCCTTAAGACCATCAAACATACCTTTCCATTTATTAATATCTTTCAATACAATTGCTTTTACATCTTTCGACAAAGCAGGTAGTGTTGCTGAAGCACTTGAGTTAAAGAACCAATCATACAACTCAGCAGCTTCAATTTCTGCTAAAGTAAGTTTATCATCTTGTAGTTGACCAAAGATAAAAGTATCTAGTTTAACATCAGCTACATCATCAATTGAAGAAGACAGTACACTAAATGCTGTCTTGCTTTTTTCTGTAAGTGTACCACGTAAGTGACACCCATAATACAACTTGCCTTGTATTAATACTACTCCATAATCTGTCTTTACATCTGCAAATGTTTTAAGACCTCCTATTGCTGCGTTTTTTATTTCTGTTACTTCACTTGTATCTAATGGTTCCATCATATACTCCTGTTTAAATTCACTAAACATACCTCAAAAGAAGTAGCCTAGCATCTGTTATTTTTTGATTTGGTGAGTCCATAAAGTCTTCCCAAAACATTTCTTGTTCTACTTCACTTAACTGTACAACTACCGACTCAATAAAAGCAATGCCAAGCATCTTTTTATGCTCAGCTTGAGCTTTACTTGCATCACTACCCATTAGGCAAATTGTATGTAACATATCTAAATGCCTTTGGGACTTAATTTTTCCACGGTTATCTTGTACTCTAGTTACAAATCTGTCGCTTTCTACACTCATCATTTTTCCTTTTTATTTAATATTACTACTATGTCAGTGATACTACACTCACAAGTCGGGTATTAGCCCCTTTGCTTTATACACTGGGTAC